ATTGAATGATACTGCTTTCAATATGAGAAATGAAATCACTAGCGATATTGCCGAAGATATGGCTAAAATAGAAGGTTCTGCTTTTGTTAGTGGAAATGGTGTTAATAAGCCACTTGGTTTATTATCCGCTTCTGGTGTCGGTGAAACTAACAGCGGTAGTGCATCTGCTTTAACTGGTGATTCTCTTTATGCAATTCAAGGTGAAATCCCGACAGGCTATAATTTAGCTTGGATGTTTAACCGCAAAACTCTTAATGCTCATATTAGAACATTAAAAGATACTTATGGTCAATATCTATTTGTTCCTAGCTTAGGAATTAGAGATGTGCCAAATACCGTTGCTGGTTTGCCTTATGTTTTGGCTAATGATATGCCAGATGTAGGTGCCGGAACTTTCCCAATCATTCTTGGTGATTATCGTAAATGTTATTACATTGTTGATAATGTTAACTTTGAAGTGATTGAGGATCCTTATACTCAAGCAACTAGCGGTAAAAGACGTTTTATTGTTTATAAGAGAACTGGCGGTCAAGTTGTTTTAACCGAAGGTTTAAGAAAACTTAAAATTGCATCATAATTTATAACACAAAGGAGAAAATAATATGGCTAGTAGAGACCTAAAAAATAATATTAAGATTGAAAATGGTCTTAATATCGCATCAATTACAACTAACACCACAACTGCTGGTGTTGAGGTTGACACACAAGGTTACGAATCAGTGACTATTGAAGTTATTACTGGTGCAAGAACCGATGGAACTGTAACCCCACTTCTACAAGAAAGTGATGTTTCAGGTTCTTATAGCGGATCTGTTGCCGATGAGGACTTAGTTGGATTAGAGGCTGATGCCGCTCTTTCAACTGCTAACTCTCGTGCAAGATTTGGTTATATTGGAACTAAAAGATATGTTAAAGTATCTTTAGTTTCAACAAGTGTAACCACTGGCTTAACTGCTGGCGCTTCTGTTATTCTTGGAAATCCAAAATCTGCACCAGTTGCATAAATTAATTAGAGGGGTGTAAAAGCCCCTCTTTTTATTAATTAAATTGTTTAATATGGAAATTAGAATTTTAAAAACTACCACAGCCTCAAAAGATAAAACTGGCACTCAATGTTTTGAGTATTTACAAGATGAGATTTATGATATTTATGACGAATTAGCCGAAGTATTTTTAAAAGAAGGTTGGGGTAAAAAAGCTATTGATAATTTAGAAAATAAAGCTATTGATAATTTAGAAAATAAACAATTTAAAACAAAAAAAATAAAATAAAATGCCGAGTAATTTTCAAAATACAAGAGAATTTGCAGAATTAACAATAGCAAATGGTGACACAACCTCCACTGCTTACGAACTCGGCGGAACTCATTTAATTGGTATATTAATACCTAGTGCTTTTACTGGAACTAAATTATTTATTGAAGGTTCGCTTGATGGCACTACTTTTTATCAATTATATGGATCAAGTTCAGGAGTTGCAAAAGAAATTAAAGTAGCGGTGGATAGATTTATTGAAGTTGAAACTAATTACGATAACCCTTTTAATTTTATTCGTTTAGTTTCAAATTCTGCCGAAGCAGGTGAAAGAAAAATACAAATTATATGCAATCCATAGTATTATTAACAGATGCCATAACCGAAGTTTTAACACTTGCCGAAATAAAAACATTTTTGCGAATTGATGGCACTGATTTTGATAATATTTTAACACCCTTTATCAAAGTATCTAGACAAATCGGCGAGAATATAACTGGCAGAGAATTTGTCGAAAAAGAATTTAAGTTATATCTTGATACATTCTCGCAATGCAACGGTATAGAAGTTAAAAAAAGTAAATTAAAATCAATCACATCAATACAATATTACGATATAGATAACACACTACAAACATTAAACTCTAATGATTATTATTTTACTGACGACCAGTATTACTCATCAATTTACATAAAAAAAGATAAACAATTCCCGAATACTTACGATCGTAAGCAAGCAGTTATAATTACATTTAAAGCCGATTACCCTAATAGACCAGAAGCTATCAAGCAAGCTTGTTTAAGTGTTTGTGCTTATCTTTATGAAAACTCAGGCGATTGTGTAATTGAAAACAACTCTCTTTTTAAGTCATTATTTTACCCTTACATTATACCACAAAAATTCTTTTTATGAAATGCCAATCAATAAAGAAAAATGTAAAGAAGATTTGCACTAGTGATTTTGATAAAAGAATTAAAATTCTAACTACTGCAATTATTGCAAACAATGCCCCTAATAGTTCGGCAACGGTTGGTTTTACAACAATAGCAACAGTTTGGGCGATGGTAAAAACAAACACAGCAAAAGAGTTTATAGATGGAGTTAATATTGAAAAAGGGATTAACACTGATTTTTATATTCGCTACAACTCATCAATACCGTTAGATAAGCAATTATGGATTGAGTATCAAAATATTTATTATAAAATTGTAAATACCGATAATATTGATATTGACGATAAAATTATTAGATTGAGAAGTATTGAAAAAGGCGATAAAACAATCAATGCTAATAAAAGATGATAAAAGTAAAAGAAGGTTCGCAAAATCAAAAAATATTAAAATTTCTTTACGAAATGCCAGTCGAACTAACAAAGGCAATTCGCCAAGGTTTCTATATATCAGGTAAAGAATTGGTTGCAGATCTAAATAAAGATATGAAAGCCCCTAAAAGTGGCAAAGGCTACAAGGTATATAAAGGAATTGGTGGCAGTAAATTAAAAAAACCTAAACTACACACAGCCTCGGCACCAAGCGAAACACCAGCTGTAATAACTGGTAAATTTAGAAAGTCAGTTGATTTTGCTGTTCGAGGCAATAGAGAATTAGAGTTTGGGGCAAATGAAAATGCACCAGAGTATGCTAAATTTTTAGAAGAGGGAACATCAAAAATGGAAGCAAGAGAGCCATTTAAAAAAACTGTTATGAAAAATAAAGATAAAATTAAAAGAAATATTGATATCAGATTAAAACAAGTGTTAGGGGGTAAAAAATGAAAGGTATTCAAGTTGTTAACAGGTTAAAAGATATTTTGCCAAAATATACAAATGATTTTTCAAGTATTATTAATGCCTCATCATTAACAAGGGCAGGTTCGATAATAACTTGCACAACGGCAACAAATCATAATTTATTAACTGGTGATTATGTAACTATTAAAGGTGCAAAAGAACCTATTGCATTAAGCACTATAACTTTTTCCAATGGTATTGCCACAGCAACAGCATTGACAGATCACAAATTAAGCGATCCGTCTTTATTCGCTCCACAAATCTTGCCAATTAACATTGAGATCTCGGGAGCGGTTGGATTTAATGGAACTTGGGAATTGGTAAGTGTGCCAAGTAAATTAATTTTTACATTTAAAGTAAGTGGCAACCCTGCTAATGTCAATGGCGGATACTTATTGCTTGACGATTATGACGGATATAATGGCTATAAACAAATAACTAAAATAACAGATACTTCGTTTAGCTATACAACAACTGGTGCAATGCAATCACCAGCACAAGGCGAAATAAAAGTAAGCACAGCAACAAGAATAGCACATTCTGCAACTCCACAAAGAATACAAGAGTTCTACACAGCGGGGCAGGGCGGAGTTTTACAAACTTGGCTTTATGTTGTTATGGGGCAAAACCAAGCTTATAGAAACGATACTGTTGTTGGTGACTCATCGACTGCAAAAAGAACAAATGAAGACTACTGGAACTCGGCACAGCAAAGTTTTAGTATTTATGTAGTTATACCAGCAACAGCATCAATTCTTGGTGGCGATATTGCCGATAATGCCAAAGCCTATTTAAAACCAATATTAAAAGCACTAGCTAATTATATTTTTGAAAGTGATTTAACTGATGAAGAGATGCAACCTTGCCAGTATGTAGGCGATGAAGCTGATGATTATATAACTGCTACTTATACACATAGATTTGATTTTGTAGTGCAAGGCTTTATTCAAGTTGGCGATACAACCGATTATGATTTAGGTGTGCCATTACAAAGGGTCGAAGGTGTATTTATAGAGCAAGGTTTAGATTATGATTTAAATACTAGATAAAATCATAGTTTATTGCCTTGCAAAAAATTAACAATAATAAACAATATAACTATATTAAAAATTATTTTGTTATGCAAATAAAATTAAACCAAAATTTAAAAACTCCGCAAGGACAATTGCTAAAAGATGCTATCATTGAAATTAATGATGAAAACGGAGTGCCAACAGATTTATTTTGGCGAAATAGATTAAAAGATTCTGCTATTGACAATTGTATTGAAGTTGTCAATCAAGTTATATTAACTAAAAAAAAAGGTAAATAATGGGACAATCATTTCCAAGAGGAACATCTAATATCAGATCAGCATTAACCGCAAAAGATGCAGGCGACCGCTCAATTCTTTTAGTTGGTTGTATGATAAGTGGCACTGCTTCTAGCGGTGAGCTTAAAGAAGGTATTTTAAGCAAAAAAGAATTTAATGATTTATTCGGTGCAAAATCACAAATTGCAAAAGCTGGTAGATCTTTAATTGATACTTTATCGGTTTCTAAAATTAAGCCAAAAGTTTCTGCAATTGGTTTAGCCGATAATGCTTCTGGTGTTGCCGCAACTGGCTCAATTGCTTTTTCAGGCACTGCTACCGAAGTAGGCACATTAACTATTTACATTGATTCAAAAATTAATGGTAAATACGAAATTGCTGTTGCTATCGGTGATACTGCAACCGTAATTGGCGGTAAATTAGAGACTGCAATTACTGCTAATACTTATTCGCCTGTAACCGCTGTAAATACTACTGGTTCAGTTGCATTAACTGCCGTAAATGATGGCACACAAGGTAATACAATATCTCTTGCTATTGATGGCTCTGTTGCTGGCATAACTGCAACAATAACTGCAATGTCAAGTGGTGCAACAAACCCTGTCTTGACTTCATTATTCGATCCGATTGTAGATAAGAGATTTACAACCATTGTTTATCCTGCCGAGTGGGACACTTCTACATTATCAACATTTACCGAGGCAAGATTTAATGTAGATAATAAAATTCTTGATGGACTTGGTGTATTTTGTAAGTTAGATACTTATGCTAATCTAAACACTTTTGTAGATGGATTAAACCAAAAAACACTTTGTGGTATTGCTAATAAACTAATCTCTGCAACAAAATTAAAAGGTGGAGCTATTATTGAAAGCCCACTTGTAATTGCATCAATTTTTGCTGGTATTAGAGAATTAAGATTGTCGGTTGGTGCGAATGTTTCAAGTTTCGCAACTAATGGCGAAACAATCGGTGGTAATTATTATGGTGGTGTTCCTTATGCTGGAACTCCTGTTTATAGCTTACCTATTATCGAAAGTGGCAATGATTTTAGCGATGTTGAAGCTGATGAGCTTGCAAATAGCGGTTTAACTCTATTAAGAAACAACCCTTCTAATACAAGCATCATTATTAACGAAGCAATGACTACTTATAAAACAGATGCGCAAGGTCAAGTAGATAAAACTTTCAAATATGTCAACTATTTTGATACATTGACTATTATTAGAGAATATGTATTTAACAATTTAAAAGCCGATTTAATTGGAAGACGATTGACAACTGGCGAATTGATAGCTGGGCGTGCTATGATAAATAAAGAAGGTTTTATTAACCTTATGAAAAAATATTATGGTGCATTATCGGGTTATAAAACTAACAATAATAACTATGTATTATTAAGAGCTGGTGATAGCGAATTAAAAGCTTTTGTTGATGCATTAGATCAATCAGTGGTTATAACCTTAATTGATGGCAAGATAACAGCAGAATCAATTGCTAATATCGTAACCCAAGTAAGAGAATTTATAGTTAATTTTACTCCAACATTTGAATAAATAAATTTATGGCAATATTACAACAAGGCAATTTAGTTATTAACGGAACACCGATAGCTTATGAAGGTAAAGTTAAAATTGAAGCTGGCTCTATTACAAGAAATGTTTTTAGCCAAGTTAATGGCTCAAAATTAATTACTAGTGATGTTTCGACTAATATTAGTATTATCAGTGTGCCAGTAAGAGCAACCCCTGAAAATATCGAATTATTTACAAGCTTTTATAATAATGGCGATAACAACACAATTTCGTTTAGAAATCAAAATTTTTCTGGCTGTGTAATGGAAAAATTACCGCAAATTGAAGATTTAGAAGTTGTTGAATATATGTTTAAAGGCGACCCTGCAATTTAGTTATGAAAGATAAAATTATTTTTGATTTACAAAACTCTATCAAAGTTCAATTTAAAGATGGTGATAAAAATTCTTTTATTGATTTAGATAAAATCTATTTATCGGCACCATCTTATAAAGATAAAGACAAAACCTTGTTGTTAAAAAAGAAGTTTATAGAAGCTATTTTTGGTATGACACAATCTTTGTCGAAACAACAAGCAAGCGAACAAATCGAAAATGAAAATGGTTTGGATGCCAAGGCTATCAAGGCTATTTTATATGCAAGCCCTAACTTTGACATTGTTAGCTATTTTAAATCTTTTGCAAACCTATTGTTAAATGTTGCTTTTAAAGATGAAGACATAAAACAACCTCTTACTGCTCTTGATATTGAAAAAATTAGTGATGAAGATTTTGAGGAGCTATTAGCTAAATATTTAGAGGTTTTTTTTATTGTTTCGTGGATGAAGACCTTAAAATAGGTGGCTTTACTCACAACAAGGTTTCAATCGAATCAATAATTTGTAATCTTGGATATTTTTATAAAGGCTCGGCTAGTTTCGAGTGGCTCGAATTACAGCCAATAACAAAAATATTAAGACTTCAAAAAGAAGCAGAAAAAATTAACAAACAACTAGAAAAAAATGTTTAAAATATCTTACATCTATGATTTAGTTGATAACATAACCCCTCAATTAAAAAAAATACAATCAAGTTTAGAAGCTACAAGAGATAAGACACAAGCGATAGCACGGTCAATGGCTAGTTCGCTAGATAAAGTAAAGAATAAACTAGATTCAATTGGCAAAAAAAGTATCAATTTTGGTAAAGATATGTTTTTGAAAACAACTTTGCCATTAGGATTGTTAGCGGGAAAGTTTATAAAAGATGCATCGGATTATAGCGAATCAATAAACAAGGTAGATGTTGCATTTGGTGAAGCCTCAAAAACTGTTAAAGAATTTTCATTATTAGCAGGTAAAAACTTTGGTATTGATAAAGGCACTGCCCTTGATATGGCGGCTTTATTTGGTGATATGTCAACATCAATGGGGCTTTCACAAGAAAAAGCATCTACATTGTCAACTAGTTTAGTGGGTTTGGCAGGTGATTTAGCATCATTTAAAAACTTAAATATTAGCGAAGTGCAAACTGCCCTTGCTGGTATTTTTACTGGTGAAACGGAGAGCTTAAAAAGACTTGGTGTTGTTATGACAGAAGAAAATCTTAATCAGTTTTTAAAAATACAAGGTATAGCAAAAAAAATGAGTGATTTAACTCAGGCAGAAAAAGTCTTGCAACGATATAATTATGTTGTAAAAATGACGTCAAACTCGCACGGGGATTTTATTAGAACTCAAGCAGGTTTTGCAAACCAAATGAGAATTGCTGGCTCGGCTTATAAAGATTTGTCTATCCAATTGGGAATTGCAATACTACCATACGCAACTCAATTTTTAGGTGTTTTAATTAAAGGTATTCAATACTTCCAGCAATTAACTCCTCAAACACAAAAGTTTATTTTAATTGTTGCTGGATTATTAGCCGTGCTTCCACCGCTTGTCATAATTTTCGGCTCTCTTGCTTTGGCAATAAAAGGATTAGTTGTTGGATTCTTATTTCTTACAACGCCAATAGGTTTAATAAGTGTTGCAGTTGCTGGTTTAATTGCTACTTTCCTTTTATTAAAAGATAATTTAATTACAATTAAAGATTTTCTCGTTGGCCAATTTGTTGGAGCTTTTGATTATGTTGCCGAAAAACTAAAAATGGTAATGGGATTGATTGATCAGTTTAGAGCCGATACTTCTATTGTTTTAGATTTTATTGGGCTTGATAAATTGTCGGAAAT